TGTTTCAGTTGTTACCGTGCTTGTTTCTCCCGTAGGAGGAACAGTTGTAATAGGTGAAGTAGTTGGGGTCGGAGTAGGCGTAACAGTAGGAGCAGGGCTTGGTGTTGGAGCAGTCGTTACTACTACGGTTGGATTCCAACGCTCTTTTGTTTCTATTGCAGTAATCGTTACAGAGTTTTCATTAATTACTACTGTTGTAGGTTCCTTTAATTCAGTGCGTGTTGTTTTTGTCCACTCATTGTTTTCTGTATTTACCTTGAGTTCTACATTTGGGTCGGTTGGGGCAGGTATGCCTGCAACATTTCCCGTATTTGGGTCAGCCTTAAATTGCAAAACATAACGCTCTCCTGCTTGCAATGTTGCCTTTGCGTATGATGAATTTACATCGCCACATACATCGGGTGTACAAACTATTGCTCCGCCAATTGCTTTACCGTTGGCATCTACCTTTATCCAGGCACCTGGGTCGTTAGCCGTAGCAGGCGCAGGAATAATAAATGTTGTTAATAAAAGCACTACTGCAAATAATTTAGCCTTCATAATTATTCTTTTTCCCTTCTTCTTGTTTGTTTGAAAAAAGTATTTGAATTTGTTGCATGTCATAAATAATTCCTTGCATACGCATCATGGCGTAAGCAATTCCAACCTTACGCCCTATGTAATGACCAATCAGGTAGGCGAGCGCAACCAGTAAAAATGTCGTCATAGTTCCATGCTCGTTCTAACTGAGGCGCTCATGCTACGGGTCAAATCAACCTGTACCCGTAAACGCGCAACATTGTTACGCGCCGCTTTTACTCTTGCCTCAATTATGTTTACCTCAAAGTGTAATTTTTCATTTTCCAACAACGCCAAATCATCGCGCTCTTGGATTGTGTAATTCTTGCCAGTTGGCGAAGATTTACTTGCATAACTCATACGAGTACGCGCCATAGAAACCTCATATTCTGATTTCTTTGCGTGGTACTCAGATTCGCATTGATTAAGTTCTTCATGTGCGCCATCAATTTCTTTTGATAGCGAGTAGAGGCGAGCCTCAATCTGTTGTGGAGTTACTATCTGCGCCATCTTTTTCCTTTACTACATGTAGTCCTTGTGCCTCCTGGCGATTTTGTAACTGAATCAACTTGCCCGCATCGGCTGATAAGTCAAACGGGTCAGCGGACATTTGAAATCCTGCTCGCTCCATTGCTTCTGCTAGGGCTTCAGGAAACACATCAAGTTCTTTTGCTACCGCACGGATACCAAGCGCGTTTTGATGCACGCTAACTATGTATCCAGCGGAAGGAACAAATTTCTTTTGTTTGTCGCTCATGCAAATTCACGCTTCTTTCTGTTTACAATGTCCAAAAGAGTTACACCATTTGTGCGCACATCTTTTAATGACGCATATTGGGTGTAAATGCCTTTGAGTTGCTCTAATGATGTTGCGGTATCAGCCAAAGCAATTGCCATCTCTGCTTCTTTTAGTTGAGCCTCTGTAATCTTTTGTTCAATAACTTTAGGAGCAGTGGTTGTAACGCGTTCCGCTTTCTCCATATCCAGTTTTGTTGGGCGTACAGGCTTCTTCGTGTTGGGGTCTGTACCCATATAACCAGCAAGACTTAATGCACGCCCTGCGGCGCTTGTAGAGGCGTTTTCAAGGGCGCTAGTTTTGTTGATATGACTAGAGCCCACAACTTCCTCAGCGTAATCAACAGCCTTCAAAACATCGCCGTAATACAAAGATGCTTTGACCACATATTGCAATGGGCGTTGTGTTTGTGGGTCACGCGCAATGTCCACAATTTCTGTAATTATTCTCAAGTCAGGGTGGTCAGTTAGTGCGCGCTGTAATCTTTCGGCTACTGTTTCGTAGGCCGACAAATCAAATGCCATGCTTTCCTTCTTTCTATCGGGGGGCGGGTTGCCCCAGGGGTAGGCAGACCATATACCCACCCACTGACATTACAAAACACGCCAAAGCGGTGTGTCGCAAAAATTATTCATAACCAGTGCAATAATCAGGGGTCCAGGAGGTCTGCTATGGCACAAGCAAGGGTTCACATCAGCCTGTTTAACTTAATTGTAGAAACTGAGGCTGACTTTCAATATCCTGACATGATGCAGGATTTAACTAATAGAGCGCTGACCAGTTTCATAGCCACTATGGACTACTGCAAAGCAAATAACATGGACATTAGGTCAGAGGATTTTGATTTAGAAGATGAAGAATGATGGTGATTGCACCAAAGAATCTATGCCATCGCTAGATGACGCAATAGATTCTTGGGATAATTTAGGCTTTTAATCCAGCCAAACTTTGTAACCAGCGGTGACTCTGCCCTTTATTGGGTCAATGAAATGCAATCTTTGACTTGGTGTCGCAGTCGCGGCGAGCATGACACCTGCATAACGATTGTCTGATTCGGTAGAACCAGTTTGGTAAACACTGCCCAATCCATTTGCAAGAGCCCATTCTGCATGGGTGTGGTAATGACCAACATAGACATCTCTGAATTCCCATGGGTAAGACCCACTGCGCCATCTATTGACATGTTGGACAATCGTTGCTGGAGATGCAAAACCATTACGACCAACTTCATCGCCATGAATAACAAGTGCGCGATACTCTCCGATTTGTACCCTTTGTATATCATCAGGACATTCTTGCCAGGTAAGGCGTTTTTCTTTTGCAAGTAATTGCCGCGCCAACTCATAACACATTCGGTCAAAATTGTCAGAGCGAGGAACATTATCGCGCTTACTTCCAATACGCCCATGATTACCCCATTCAGGAACTACCGTAACTTTTTCATAATGTTGTAGCGCATAACGCACAACATCTACACAAAGCCTACTGACATTAACATATTGCTCAAACAAAGTAGCATCAATTTCAAATACCTGCGTAGGAAAGTTAAATAAACCTTCAACCATATCTCCGCCAAAAAGTATGTAACATTCTTTTACGGGGTGGTCTGCGCGTTGTATCTCTGTTATCCGCACAGCCTTTTCTGCAAATTCCAAAACGCGCTTACGCATTATCTTAGAGTTATAGGTTGTTGTTTTCTTTGCGCCTTGCCAATCAGTCATATGCCATAACGCAACTTCTGCTTTGCCGCTAACACCTTTTGCCACCTTTTGCTCCACGGGTTTAATAGGACCCATCGTTAGCATGGCATCATAAGCGGCGCGGTGTGTTGCCTCTACTAAATCTTCATTCCGCATTTTTGCTTTAATTAGTTGTTTCTGCAATCTGTATAGAGCATTGCGTAATTCTTTTACATCTTCTGACTCAACACCCTCAGGTATATTTTTTAGATTATCTTCTAGGCTCATGGTTTCACTATTTCATGGGCGTGGTAAATGTAACCTTGTTTATCTATCCAAGAATCTTCGTGTTGTGGATTTTTAAACAAACGAACAGTTTTTAGGCTATCCATCATTAACGCTACTTGCCAGGGTTCTATTGGTTTGTCTAAATCTAAAAGAGCGCCCCATATTTTGCCTATTTTTTCAAAGTTTTCTTGCGCATCGCCATACTCAGTTTGTCTGTTATTTAAGATTTCATTTATTTTGGACATTTACATATCCTTTTTCGGTGCGCTCTAACAGAGTCGCTACTGGTTTTAATTCCTTCTTGTCTTAATGCTCTGACTACAAGACTTAATGGCATATCTGTTGCCCAAGCCTCATCTAAAGCCTTTTTATCTTGAGGGCTAAGATTGTCATACATAACTTGATAAGCACAAACTTTGTTACTTCTCCTAGAAGTTTTTTTTATTTCTTCTAATGATTTCACTAGACTCATAACCACCTCCGCTCATAGCCTAACACAAAGTGTAAATGAGCAGTTTAGACTCATACTCAGGAGTGCTTTCCCATGGAGGCGGGAAATTTATGCTTTTTTCTTAGGTGCCTTCTTTGTAGGTTTCTTTGCTAATTTGTTTATTTCCAGTTCTACCCATTGAGCAACCTTGCCAAAAGCAGGGTCGTTCTTATCAATAGCACGGATTGCAGGACCTACGATTGCGGCAACTGTACCAGCAATTAAAGCCTTTACATTTGCATCAGGTGTGACTACCCAAACGCTTGCGGCAGTTAGAACAAAGTGACGCAATGCAGATTTGAGTTTGGCTATATCGTTTTCTTTCATGCTTTCTCCTTTATCGGGCGAGCCACTGCCATGACAACTGAATATGGGCGTTTCTTGCGATAGACCCCGCCGCCATTGCTTTGGCTACCTTTTCTGTTAGGGCTTGTATTGCCTTCTATGCAATACAAATGACCGCTACGGTTTTTGACAACAATTCCAACATGGTCAGGCTGAGCATCGGTATCAAATTGGAAAAATGCTATGTCGCCTGGTTGTGCTTGTCCAATCGGCACTAATTTATCTTTAGCCGCAAACCATTTTAGCCCTGCATCACATGATGCAAAGCCTTTTGAGTTACTTGCCGCTATTTTCTTGCTCAACCCTGCTTTGTAAAAGACCCAAGAAACAAACATTGCGCACCAAGGTTGTTTATTTAACCCATACCATTTACCAAATTTAGTGTCATTGTTTGTGCCTTCTTCATACTTTAATTCTTGTTTTGCATAAAACAAAACTGTTTCTATTTTGCCTTCTGTCAGACTCATGAACGCTCCACCAATAATCTATAAATTTCATCTACCCGTAGTTCTAGTTTATCCACTTTGGCGTCTATGTCGCGCACTTTATCTTTGATGCTTGTTCCGCCATTGGGTTTAAGTTCTGCTAAATAATATTTCACTAAATGACGCACACTCATAGCAAATGCGCCAATAAGGGTGGTAATTCCTACCGATACCCCAACCCATTGTTCAATGCTCATAACGACAAATGATATAACAATTATGCAATCAGATATGCGCCTGAGATATACCAAATATCAGATGTAGCAAGCACATGCGGAGAGTTGCGATTAAATGCTTCATCTTTACCACTTGAACCAGGGTAATACATTCTGCCTGTTGTGCCGCCCGCAGGTGCAATATCTAACATCAAACCGTAATGATTAGAACCTTCATGTAATCCACCGTCACGCATTGCGTTATTTTGCAAAGGCGCAAAAGGAACAGTCAATGTGTATTGACCTGTACCAAAATTAGTAACACTTGTTAGATTTGCATATACGCTGAAAAAGCACCATTTGCTTATTTTGATATAGCGCCCTGTTAAAGCCCCTGCGCCATAAGTCGGAGCAGTGCCTAAAGAACCCCAAACAGGTGTGTAATTTACAACTGGTACGCCTAAATTATTATCTACAAAAACAACCCACTCAGTACCGTTCCAATACTTCATTTGGTCATCTGTGGTTTCATAAATTATGTCTGCAACGCGTGGGTATGTTGGTTCTGTTGGTACAGCGGGCGCGGTAAATCGCACAGCCGATTCTAATTTTTGCAGGCGTTGGTCAATATCTTTGAAGAATCTATGTAGGTCAAAAGGTTGATTGATGTATGCCATGACGCCTCTTATTCGCTCGCTGTGAGTGTAAGCGTAACGCGTTCAGGACCATCTTCGCCAGGTTGTATATTCAAAGCCACTATGCGATATACCGCATCAAGAGTGCCAGGGAAACGCTCATCTGTAATAATTAAACGCGCATCATCACCAATGTTGTAATCATTTAGAGTTGGCGGGATATAAGCAGGCACAACAATTTTTACAGTTGTCGGCGGAAAAGACACTGCTAGGACCTGACCTAAAGATAATTCATCAAGCAATACTGGGTCAGTAACATCTGAGTAGTTGGCAACATCTTCTAGGACTGCCCAACCTTCTGTAATCTTTGTCGTATCTTGCGCAATAGAAATTAACTTGCCCTCGTTAGAACCTGCACCTAATGCAAAGATTGTATTAGCGGCTATTGAAGCATCTTCAGGGTATTCGTATTCAACAATGTTGCCCGCAGGAAATATAAATACCAATGCTTCAGGGTCATTAAGGTCATAAATTACGCCCGTGCGTGGATAACCAAGAACTAAAGTTTTAATTGGTTCATCTGTAAGCGGGTCATAAGAAACATCTATAAGAAAATCAAAACCATCTTCTGCGCGTGATAAATCTTGAATAGCCTGATAAACATTTTTTAATTCATAATCATAATAAACGCGGTCAATTAAAACCCCTGAGGTTTCACTGCCTGTTATTACTCCAATGTCGCCACTAGGCACTAATTGCGCATCATCAATAAGAGTACGAGCAATTACTAATTGGTCTGTGTTGGTAAAAGTATCAGTAGTGGATATGCGGCGGCGCTCAAAATAAGATTCAAATTCACGGGCTGTAAGGTTTAAAACTTGCTCAGCACTGTTATATGTGCGATTCCATATAATTCCGCCCCAAATTAAATCTCCATTACGGTCCACATAGATTGCAGAGCGACCAGGAATGGTAGAGGCATTAACATTAAATTCGGCAGAGTTAAGAGCAGATAGTAATACATGCCCATTGAGTGTGCCTGATTGATTTAATTGTTGAGTAAATGAAACACCTGTTAAAGGAAGTTCAGCAAGAATAGTGTTAGTTAATAAATCGGCAAATAAATACCGATAGGTAGTAGTCATTACTACTCACTAACAGGGATTTCTACCCATTCTAAATCTTCTTCGTTCCACTCATAAAGTTTGCCATCTTCAGGCATAGGAGTTGGAGCCCCCCATAGATAAGTTTCTTCGTCTTTAATCCAAGATGGATATGGCTGTGGTGGATAGAACCCAATTCCGTCATAGTGGTATCCAATACCTGCGTAATTTTTACGCAAGGCTTCTCCACCTTCACGGTTATTTACTCCCCCGCTTGTGTTGTAGGAAGTTTGAACCCAAGTTCCACCTAAATTTGTTTCGCACCATTGTTGAGAATCAGCGACAATAACTCGCGTTACTATGCCTTCTTCTACTTCTGCAAAATGCGCCATTAGTCTTGCTCCTTTTCTCCGTAGAGTTCTACGCTATTTAGTAATTTTACATCACGCTTAGTTACTATTCCACCCTTTTCATCAAGTTGATTTTTGGCAGTAGTTTCATCGTCAGCAATAATATGAACTAACATAGTTACTTCATAACTAAAGCATTGAGTTTGCTTAGTTTTTTTAGTTTCTTTATCTTTTACTATTTTCATTTGCCTTCTCCTTATATTGGGTAACGAACTATAACTATACCTGAACCGCCTGCTCCACCAGTTAAAGTTCCAAGTATGTCAGTGAAGCCACCACCACCACCGCCACCGCCTGTATTTGCTGTGCCAGCATCGCCACTCGTACCTCCTCTTCCAGTTCCACCGCCACCGTTACCACCAGCATTATCTGAACCACCTTGTCCAAGGTGATGACCGCCACCACCACCGCCAGCATAGTAAATAGCAGTTCCCGAAATAGAAGTTTGAACACCAACACCGCCAGTAGCACCACCTGATGAAGCGGGACCTAATCCTACTGCTCCAGCACCGCCACCACCGCCACCGTTAAATGGTGGACTACCAATATTACTTGCTCCCGCATATCCTTGATTAGCAGTTCCAGCGCCACCAGTTCCAGATGGAGAATATCCACCGCCTGCCGCACCGCCACCTGAACCGCCACTTCTACCATTTTTAACAACACCACTATCAGTACCACCTCCACCACCACCAGTTGATGTAATAGTAGAAAATACTGAGTTATTACCATCTCCTCCTGCTGTTGTTGTTGTACTAGCAATACCACCAGCGCCAACTGTTGCTGTGTAAGAAGTTCCTGCTGTTAATGAAAGAGCAGACTCTAAACTTCCGCCACCTCCAGTAGCACCAACAGTTGAACGAAGTCCACCTGCGCCTCCGCCACCACCTTTTGCACCACCACCACCTCCACCTGCGACAACTAAATAATCAACAGTTAAGTTTTCATAAGGAACAAAGGTTCCTGAAGTTGTAAATGTGTGAACCCAATGAGTTCCAGTATTAGTAATAGTTCCGCCACTTGCTTTGGCTACTGAGTATCTGACTATGACGATACCGCTACCGCCATTACCTTGTGTTCCGTGTCCTGAACCACCACCGCCACCAAGGTTAGTTGTTCCGCTTATCCCAGTTCCACCTGAGCCTGATGCACCAGCACCACCGCCGCCAGTTCCACCCGCGCCGCCTGACCCTGCTTCTGATGAACCGCCACCACCACCTGCGTAGGTAACTGATGAACCTGAAATAGAAGTAGAAACTCCTGCGCCACCTGCGCCACCTGCACCTGCATTACCTCCTGCGCCATTAGCACCAACAGCATTAGCACCACCACCACCGCCACCACCTGCCCCAGGAGTACCTGCGGGTGCGTCGCCACCAGCAAAACCTTGATTAGCAGTACCACTACCGCCAGTAGCACTTACGCTTGTTTGACCACCGCCGCCACCGCCTGAACCACCAGTTTTTCCATCTTTATGTGGAGCAGTAATACCTGTCGCTCCACCGCCACCACCACCAGTTGAAGTTATTGTTGAAAATACAGAATTGTTGCCGCTAAGACCACTATTGTCAGTTCCGCCTCCACCTGTTCCACCTGCTCCAACTGTTACTGTGTAGGCTTGGGCTGTTAAAGAAAGAGCAGATTCTAAACTTCCTCCACCACCTGTTGCTGTTACTGTTGAGCGTAAACCACCTGCTCCTCCTCCGCCACCATTTCCATAACCACCACGACCACCGCCACCACCACCAGCAACTACTAAGTAGTCAGCATAGAAGGCTCGGCTTGGAGTAAATGTTCCTGATGAAGTAAATGTGTGAGTGACATAGTAACCACTAAAAGTAATTGTATTGCCACCTGTTGCGGGCATTCCAGTATAGAAATCACCTGATGAATTAAATGTGTGGATTGTATTGCCACCTGATGTAGTTACAGTTCCACCTAATGCTTTTTGTGTTGTGCCTGAGTATCGGGCTATGACTACGCCTGAGCCGCCTGCTCCGCCAGCATTACCTGCGCCGCCGTGTCCTCCACCGCCACCGCCGCCTGAATTTACAGTTCCATTATTTGCGCCACCATTAGCGCCGCCACCTGAACCACCCGTTCCAGGGCTGTTATTGTTTACTCCACCTCCACCGCCACCCGCATAAGTGACTGATGAACCAGTAATAGATACGGCTACACCATTACCACCATTACCGCCATTACTGTTTAATACTCCGTTGGCGCCAACTTGTCCTGCTCCACCACCACCAGCGCTTGAGTTTCCACCTGAACCACCACCACCTGAACCGCCCGCAAAACCTTGAACTGGACTTGCCGTTCTAGCGCCCCCAGTAGAAGTATCAGAACCACCACCACCACCTGAACCGCCAGTTGTACCGTTTTGTGCTTCTCCACCGCCACCGCCACCACCAGTAGATGTTATTGTTGCAAAAACAGAGTTACTACCCTGAACTCCAGTAGCAACAAAACCACCTGAACCCGTAGCACCACCAGCACCAACTGTTACTGTGTAAACAGTATTTAATGCTAAACTTAAAGCAGATTCTAAAGTTCCAAGCCCGCCAGTATTAGTTACTGTTGAACGAAGTCCACCCGCACCGCCACCGCCAGCATTATGTTTTCCACCACCGCCGCCACCAGCAACAACAAGGTAATCAACGACTAAATTTTGCGGAATAAACTTAGAAGAAGCAATAACTCCAATAATAGGCATTAGGCAATATCTCCTACTACATACCAAGTATCTGTTGCTGTTTTAATGCAAGTTGCAGAAGAATTTATTGCGCGTAGTTTAGGCGCTGTTGCTGTTGCGCCTGTTGAATTTACTGTTGTAGTTCCTGATGATGCGGCTTGAATTGTAAGTTGCCCTGCACCAGTTTGAATAATTGTTATTTGTGTTCCTGTCGGGAACGCTACAGAAGCATTTGTAGGAATGTTAATAGTTCCTGCCGTTGCACCATTGCTTGCTAAAAGAATGTCACCTTGGTCTGTCAAAACAAGTGTGTAAGCATTTGTAGCAAATGTTGGTGTTACTAACGGTTGTGTGATAACAGCATTAGTAAGTGTTGCGCCTGAAATTGTTGGAGATGTGCCAAAAACAAGAGCGCCTGAACCTGTTTCATCTGTAACCGCAGAAGCAAGATTTGCTGATGACGGAGTGCCTAACCATGTAGCCACGCCAGTTCCAAAAGATGTGATACCTGTTCCGCCATTGGCTACAGAAACAGGAGTAGAAAGAGAAAGAGTTACATCACCGCTTGAACCGCCACCTGATAATCCTGTGCCTGCGGTAACTGAACCTATATCTCCAACACCAAGTATATAAGCGAGAGAATTCCAAGCAGTAGCGCCATCACCAATTTTGCCTTTTTTAGTATCGGTTTCAAATCCCCATTCTCCTGACGCGAGCGTTGGATTTGCTGAAGTCCATTCAGAAGCAGTTCCCCTGCGGATTTGTATTTGTGTAACTACTGACATTAGGGAGTACCTCCATCAAAGGACTGTGTTGCTGTGGTTGTAGGACTTCCACCGTTGTACGGTGCAATGCTATCAAATACGCCGCCGTCTATGTTCGTGACAGCAGGACTTACTGTTGCCCATGCACTACCTGTATAAACTTTTAATCCATCTGTTGTGTTGTAATACAAATCGCCAGCACGCAAAGTTGGCGTGGAAATATCAGTCGCGCTTGCTGGAACATTGGTAGGGGTAAGGGCTAAACGACTCATGCAATATCGCCTACCACAAGCCAATTATCTGCACTGGTTTGTATGGCTGTCAAAGTGCTGTATTGAGCGCGAGTTTTTGGTGTTGTGGCTGTCGCTCCTGTAGATACAACAGTAACGCCGCCCGCTCCTGACACCGTAACTTGTCCTGCTCCAATTTGTGCCATAGTAATTTGCGCTCCAACTGGATAAGCCACGCTTGAGTTCAAAGGAATAGTTACAGCAATAGCGGCGGCATTAGAAAGAGTTACAAGTTTGCCATTGTCATCAAGAACCGTTGTATAAGTTGTTCCTGTTTGTGCATTTATTCCAAGATTGATTTTTGGACTTGTTAAAGATTTATTTGTAAGTGTTTGTGAACCCGTCAGAGTTGCAACAGTAGAATCAATAGCAACTGTAGGAACTGGACCCGTTCCGTTTGTTACATTTATACCCGTTCCAGCCGCTACTTCAGTAAGGTCGCCAACAGGCAAATTAGTAGTTACTGATACACGAGTATCGGTAATGTTTCCTGCATTAATTTGAGTGACTGCCGCGCCTACTAAAACAGTTGCAAGAGAGATTGAGTTTGCAGGAGTTGCAGGTGCAACAGGTGAACCTGCGGGAGTTCCTGCAATTACTTGGAAGATAACATCATTAAATGAGCCTGAATAGAAAGCATCTTGAACAGTTGCAACAATACGGTCAATGCGCGGATTTGTAGGGTTAGCGGTTGTTATTGTCAGCGTTGTATTTGCATCATTGTAAACAGTGTAAACACCCATATTTGATTGTGTTGTGCCAACAATAGCCGCCCAACCTGAAGCGACAACAACAGACATTCCAACAGGAGAATTAGGACCTACTGAAAGAGAAGAAGAACCAATGATTCCAGTAGTGGCAAAAATAGCCTGCATTGAAAGACGGTCATTTTCGGCAGGGTGTGAACCGTTTTGTAACCATGATGGGGGTGTGCGTAGTGCCATTTATGCTCCTAAATGTATGCAGACTGCCATGTTACAACAGCCTGAGTCGTTCCCGCTAAGGTTCCGACTCCCGTGAAGTAGAAGGAATTATTGCCAGGTTGCGCTGAAAACCATTCTGAACCGCCTGAGATTAAAGTATTACGGGCAGGCTGTCCATTGAGAGTAATCAGTTTGTTATAGAGGTCAATAACAAATTCATCAGAACTGCTTAATACAACATTAAAAAGTAACTGCGCCCCTTGGGTTGCATTGCCAACTTCAGGGTTAGTAATAGGTCCATTGATTGTGATAGTTGGGTAGGTATCTGTCCAACCTGTGTTTGTAATTGTTGTTGTAATTGTTCCTGAGCCTCCACCATAAACTAAGTTATAGACACGGTTATAGATACGACCTGAAGGAACAGAAAAGAGCAATGTAGCGGTTTGCTCATTGCTGTCGTAATAGCGTGGGTCAGGGCAGAAGAAATCAACCTGCGCAATGATTAAACCATAGGTGTAATTTGGATTGACGGTAGAGCGTAAAGAGCGTACACGGGCGTTTATGACCTGTTCAGCCTCTCCGCTAGATAACAAGAAGTAAAGAGGACTTGTGCCGCTTGTTTGAGGCAATAAAGCCCTTTGAAGGGTATTGAAATTGGCTTGGGCGCTCGCTGTTGATGATGCCGTAATGTTTAGACTCATGGTGAGATACCTGCCAGCAAGAAAATCACGACCTGTAAACATGCCATCTGCGTAACCACGGTTATCATCTTGATTGCGAATACCTGGCAAACCTTCTAATCCATCTACGGAAAGAATTTGATAGGGAGAACCTGCACCGCCAAACACTTGACCATTAAATGAGAATGAATAATTTTGAATGACTTGTGGCATTATTCAGCATACCTCGTAATTCCTGCACGATAAGCGGCTAAGCCTGTTAATTGGACTCCTGATAATTTAGTTGTTGCTACTTGTACCGTCTGTCCATATTTGACCACAGAAACAAGAGCCTGCGCGGTGCCTTCAGGGTCAGTTAAATTCACACCATTAATTGTGACATTTCCTACGCCGCCAACGGCGGCAACAGCGGCTTTAGCCGCCGCCGTAATTATTTCTTCTTCTGTCTTATCGTATTTAGCCGCAGTGGTTGAAATTGTTGGGCTGGTTGTAACTTTAACGCCGCCACCATATTCCACAGGTTTAACAACTTGTACAGGAGTAACGCTACCCGTAGAAGGTAAACTGACGATAGGCATACTACCTAATTTTGCTAATGCCGCCGCAATTTCTGCTAATTTCTTTTGGAGGTCAGCCAATTTCTTAGCCATGCGCTCATTGATTTCATCAATTGCTTTTTCAAATGCTTTCATGGCATCTTCAATAGCCTTATTCAAAGCCTTTTGTGCTTCCTCTAATCCCTTGTCTAATTGTTTCTTTGCCTCAATTTGTGCTTTATCTAATGCTTTGCGTGCATCAGCAATGGCTTCCTCTAGGTCAGCCTGACTCTTTGCAAGCGCTTCGTTGAGTGTCTTATCTGCATCTGCTATTTGTTCATCTCTTACGCGCTTAGCCTCCATGAGTGCAGATTCGTAATCTTTTTGCGCTTCAGATAAACTTGTATTTAAGTTTAAATTGACTTGCGCTAACGCATTAGCAATATCTTTTTCGGCTTGGAAATAAGCCTCAGCCAATTCAGCAGTTGCAAAACTTGTGGTTGTAGATAATGTTTCCGCAATTTTGTCCATGCCGCTGTTAGTAATGTCCTCTAACTGCATATACATGTCATTAAGTTCTTTTTGTTGTTGCGGAGATAATTCTTTAATCTGCTCAAGCATGACCATGCCTGCTTCAGGACCCGCTTTAGCAATCTGTTCAATGAATGTTTGTGTGTAACCTTTGCCTGCTAAGTCACCAAGTTGTTTTTGGAAATCTTTAGTTTTTGTAAGTTGCGCCCTAAGGGTTGCAACAATGTCCATGCCCTTATCTTTGGCTGTTGTGAATAAATCTGAGAGGCTAAATTCAGTACCGCTTTGCCATGCTGAGCGTAGGCGTTCGCGGCTCTTTTCTACAATCTCCGTAAGTTTTTTTGCCCCTTCTTTTGCAATATCCTGGCGCTTATCTTCTGCCGCTTTTTCTAGGTTTGCTTTCTTGTCGTTGTAAGCATTGAGCAATTCTGTTTCTTTGCGTCTAAAAGCGGTATTGATTTGTAAGATTGCCTCAGCGTGTTTTTTGCGTGCAGACTCATCGGCTTTTCTTTGACGGTCCTCAGCATCAGCCTTAGCCTCAGCAAAGCGTTCATCAGCATCAGCCATTTGTTCTTGGTAACGCTCATTAAGTTCAGCAACGCGTTCTGCATGACGCTCTTTAGCATCTGCAATTCTTTCATCACGCGCCGCAACAGCCTCAGCCATATCCTTTTGTGCTTCTGCTTCTGCTTCACGCCATGCTTCTGCAATGTCATATTCTTTTTTGCGTAACTTTTCTATTTGGTCTAAGCGCTTTTTTTCCTCTTTAGACATTTCGCCCTTAGGGTCTTTAGAACCAGCAAAAGCATCTTTAGCCTTTTTACCAGCCTTCTCTGTTTCCTCCCCTGCTTTTTTGCCTTGCTTTGCTAGGTTGTCTAGGCTCTTGGATAATTCATTTGCTTTTTTAGCGGCTTTGTCACCTAAATCTGAAATACCATCTAAACCTTTGTTAATTCCGTCTAATGCACTTTTTGCATATTTACCAACGCCAGGCAGTTTAGATAATGCTAATAAAAATAAACGCATTGGTCCTGTAACTATTTTGGCAATCGCTTCATATACTTTAGCGACAATAGGAATGATGCTGGCAAATGCAGTAAGTGCCGCTTTTGCTACAGAAATTACAATATTGCGGAATGTTTCATTACTTCTAAATAACTTAACCATACCTGCTACAAGTAGCGCAACCGCTGTAATTATTAGTCCTATGGGATTTGTCGCCATAACTGCTTTGAAAATTCTTTCTTGAATGATTGCTTTTTTAACCGCAATTGTATAAAGACCCCACGCAATAGCACCTGCGCCCAAGACCCCAATAAATACTTTTAATTCAGTGCTGTTGTCTTTAATAAATTTTATTAAATTTTTCAAAATTGGTATAACTTGTTTAGATAATATTTCCATAACCTTTTCAAATACAGGCAATAACCCTTTACCAATTTCTTCTTTTAGACTGCCAAATTCATTCTTTAGTTTAATCATGCGCCCCTCAGGGGTTTGCGCAAGTGTTTTATTAAAATCTTTGTAAGTGCTATTTAGAATTTCAGTTAAAGCCGCGGCTCGTTCTGACTCACTGCCTGTTGTGAGTAATTTCTTTTGTACATCGGTAAGCACAAAACCTTGTCTTGTGAGAGAGCCAAAGTTACCGTTGAGCGCTTGTGCTAAACCATTAGTCATAGAACGGAAATCATCAGTTGATGCCGTTGCGCCCTTTTCCGCTGTTACATAATCTAAGATGGCAGGCGTAAGGGTCTTAATAGTTTTGCCTTGCAAGTCAAATGTTGCAAGTTGTGATTGGGTCATAGTTACATTTTCTTTTGTAACTACACCAACTTTTTCCAATGCCTCTGCTTGCGCATTAAGCGCTTTAATTTGTTCTTCTGTTGCCGCTCCCGTGTTTAATAAAATGGTGCGCAAACGAGTTTGCACCGCTTCTGCTTCTTGTGCCGCGGCTACGGATTGTTTGAAGAATGAAACTACTTGAGTAGCGGCAAAAGTAATACCAATGGTTGCGGCTAATGTTTTTAACTTAGCGCCAAAACCATCAAAAACGCTATTGGTTTTTCCTACTGAATCATCTAAACCTTTTAATGATGCTTCTGCTTGCGCAAGTCCTGATTTGAGTTGCGCTACATCTGCTTGTATCTGTACCAAGATTGGAGGAATGTCTGCCATGTTATCCCCTCAACCTAGACGCTAAATTAGTAACAAAAACTCTTGCCAAAGTTCCGTTGGCTTGCAAGTTGCTTGCCGCTGGTCCTAAGTAAGGATATTTTACCCCTGGCTTCCATCTAGGGTGTCCTAATTCAACAGCCCGCGCATAAATCATTGTTGCCGATACATTGACGCTATAAAGATTAGTAAAACCTTTTTGCACACTAGATGTTGTAATACTTCTGCGCAAATTACCCGTGCGCACATTTGGTCCAGGGCGACCTGAGGCATTTACTTTTGCTTGTCGTTCTACTGCTAAACCTGTCATAGCAATAGCGTATTGCACTGCTAATTCAATTTTATCTTCAGTTGCATCAAAACCTGCAAGGACATCAGACAGGTTGGTTATTGTTATGCGTGCGGTCATAACTCTTTATCCAACCTATCTGCCCTCACAGTTTCAACCATTCCTGTTATTGCTAACAACCAATCTGCCGTTGATGCTGGCAGGTTATCTACTTGTTCAGGTGTCCACCCAAACTTGTCAGCCATAACATAATAAACCCAATGCTCATCAGGATAGGTAAACGCTTCATGGCGCTCGCCTCCCTCCATCAACCATTTCAGCCGTTGGAGTTCCCTGAAGGCGCTTTTGGGTCTGCCTCGTTTTCAGGCGTATCAGCCAAATTAGGGAACAATGCCTTTTGTGCCTCTTTTGTATGTTCTACAAGTGCGTCATAATCTGCAATTTCTAATTCATCAATAGATTCTTTTTTAATTGCTGGCACTGGAATTGTTAATGACCATTCTTCAATTAACATAGTAATGAGCGCATCATTCATTGCCATGGCGCGGGTCAAATCTGAACCCTCAATATCTATGCTCTGATACAAACGCTTTCTATCGCCATAACGAATTTTTGAAGCGTCTTTTAATGTGATTGTTAGCCCTGATGGTAGTGTTACTTTTTTAGACATGTTGCCTCCGTTTGTTTTTGCCTTCCTACTATCCTACAGAGGAACAAGGGCGCGGGATAGCGGGGAAGGCGTACCGCTATCAACCTGACCGCCCCTGTTCTGAGTCTATATTATGCGTAAGTTCCTGATGCTTTTGCGTTTTGCAAGACCCATTCAATCGGTGCAAATCCACCCGATGAACCTGCGTCAGTTGTGTTTGACTGCGCGTTTAGGTCAATGCTTACTTGCACATAATCTTCTCCACGCTCAATTACTGCGGCTGTGTATGCACCCTTAGTTATTGTGGCTTGGATTTGTAGCGCTGCTGCCCCTGTGCCATAAGCCCAATTTAAAACAATTGCTGGTTGGGAATTATTCAAGAAGCGCGTTAATTCAACATCTATTTCCATCAAGAATGTAATCTTTCCTGTTACCTCTAAAGGTCCAAGAAAAATGTTATATGGATTTTGAGTTGCGCTAATGCCGTAAACAGGTGTGACAGGCCGTGTCATATCAATGTTACCTGTCATTGCTGTGCTTACTGCGCTACCGCCAATACTTACAGTTCCGCGCCAAACTGGTGTTGGCAATATGGTGCTAAATGATGGCGTTGGGCTTGCAACTGTGTTGGAAGCAAAACCTGTTGATTTTGCATCATACTCCAACATTCCATCTGCGTTGAAACGCAAAGAGAAATCAGAGAACTGGCAACCAGGATACTGACGAGTATTAACAGCGTAGAAATCCGTAAGTGTGTAAGAAATTGGTTGTGCATCTGCACCTGCGCTTGTGCTGTTGAGTAATGAAATTGTGTGTGTGTAAGGTGCGCTTGAACCTGTCGTTGCAACAGAACCTAAGATTCCTGCTAGAGAGTAACCGATTGTGTCGGCAAATACTGCTCCACCAAAATCAAATGTAGAACGGGTGCGACCTGGGATATAGTTGTAATTCAAAACATTAGAACCGCGTAGCCCTTGGTCATAGAGCGGGTCAATAATGTCTTGTGGTTTTAGTGCGTCTTTAGCGACTGGAATAAAATCCGTTGCCGCTACTGGTGTACCTTTGGTTACTTCTTTAGCAATACCAAGGTAAGAGCGTACCGATGCTTGTAATGCCATTTATTCACTCTCCTGCTTTCATGTCTGACGCGGCAGACGGTTTGGTTGTTGATGGGGTTGGTGCTGGTTTTGCCGCGCCACCTGCAATAAAATCAGGGTGGCTAAAACCTTCAGGCGCTTCAACAGTATCACCTGGTTTAACGATTCCAAGCGCGGGAAACACGCGTTCTTCTGTTCCTTTATATGTTAGTTTCATTCATGCTCCTATGCTTGAATCATCTCTGTAACATCAAATTCTAACTCAGCAAAGATGTCCGTGGCGCCTTCATTACTTGTTGCGGGTTCTCCGTAACGACCAATAATGACAGGCTCAGCGCCTTGCCAAACTAGAACACCCGTAGAATCACCAAAGTTATGGTCACTGCGTAACCGTTCTTTGATGTTATCTACGAGAATATCAAAATCGCTCATTGCATCTTCTGAATTGCTATGCAATGAATGAACATATAGTTGAAGTATTACGGTGTAATCCACACGCTTCCAACCACTGTGTGCGCCGCCTATCGCTAGTCGGTTTTCTCTTTCTTGCGCTATAAAAACTACGCAGGCGGAGCGGGTCATTTGCCCTGGCAAAGCGTTTAGTTGAAAATTAATACGCTTGGGAAAAGAAGTAAATACTTGATTGAGTGTAGCAATCGGGGGATTGGCTATGAATTTTGCCAGTGTATCCCGTACACCAACACGCCCTCCCATTAACGCACCCTGCGATAGAGATTGACCATATCTAGGGCAAGTTTGACTTCTCCCGCATAACGCTGATTATTGCCAATGTTTGCGGTTGGCTGAGTTGTTAGATTCATGGTCATAGACGCATCACCGCGTTGTTTGATAAAGGCACTTGTCATAAGAATAGTGGCTTGCTTGATAGCAAAAGGCATATTGCTAAAGCCTGCGCCTGTATGTGCATAGGCAAGAGGCGCTGTTAGAGGCACTGTTGTGGAACCGTAGGTGTAATTTGATGCAACCGTTACAGACTCCGCATTAGCGCCATCAATAATTCTGTATGTTTCTCCTGGCAAAATACCTGAAGCATTGATAACGGTTAAAGTTGATGTTGCCGCAGTTCCCGTACAAGTAGTGTTTACATATCCTGCAATGTAGGTGTATTTAGTAAACAAAGGTATGCGTGGACCATAAGAGCCAAAAGCGAGAGGTCCTGCGCTTGTATAAGTTGTGTTGATTTGGCTCAGCGGGATAACAACTTGTTGATTTTCAAACCAGCATTGAGATGGGTCGTTTAATGTTTGTAAGTTATTAGGACTACTGCCCCATTGGAAAGCAGATAAAGAAATAATTGGATTCTTATTTGGGTGTAGATAAATATAACCTTCACCGCTCATGCGCACTCTCTGTGTTTCTGTTACAGGGTTTGCATGTAAATCTTGATTTAGATATTCATTTAGATACGAAGTAGCGCGAAGAATTACGCGGGATAGTTCCGCATCTTGCGCATTAGCATTTCCGCCTACTACTAAATTGTTGTAATCCAGCGAGGTCGGGGCGTTCTTAAATTCCGCTAAGGTAATGTAAGGCTGTTCGTTAAATCCTCTTTGCGGTGTTACGCCCACTGCCATGATTACTCTCCATCTCGTGCTATGGGTGATTCATTTTCATGTCCACAACGCCCACATTTGCGGAACCAACCATCAAACCCACATTGTACGCAACTAAAACCTCTACGGTAGTCACCTTGCGCATAAGGATTAAGTGATGCTTCAAAAAAACCTTCACGCTTCATCGCGGCTCCATGATTAGCATTATCTACATTGTAGATACCACCCTTGTCAGGGTTATATTTTTTGCCGCCTATAACTGTTTCTTTTACGCCCCTATCAGGAGCAACAAATCTACCCATGATGCCTCCTTGTTATGAGAGAGTGCGACTTTTCAAATATGCCGCACTCTCTCTAACTATTTAGTTGTTATGCAGGAATGATTCCTGAAACTACGCCGTTCCAAGCAGGAGCGGTGCAGAAGAAGGTTCCACGGAAGTATGTGGAGAAGTCGTATGAGAACTGTACGACAGGCCACTGAATACCCATGTAATCCTGAACCATGAAGTTTGCCCATACATCTGATACTTCAGTATCAGGAATTGGCAATGTGAAGGAAAGAACAGGCGCAATACCTTGGTTGAGCCATGGGTGAACCATTAGGTCCACTGCTTTTCCTGTTACTTCGTTCTGAAGTCCAGTAACAATGGAGCCGTAGGTGACGCCATCTTTTCCTGGTTCCTGAATTGTTAGACGGTAGTTAGCAGTAGAGCCACTCTTGATTGCATCAGAGAGTTGCTTACGGTCATTTCCGTTTAGCAGTACTAGGTCAGGGTCAGCCTTTACATTTCCATACATGGTTGCAAAGACATTTTGGAATTCAACGCCTGGGTTAGCAGTGCTGAATGTGCTGTTTACTGCATTGATTGCACCTGAAATTGCAGGGTTCAAAACAGTTGGAAGGATTCCGTCATAACCAGTTGCATAAGCAGAAGTATCTGCGGTTGCGCGTGATGCGGCGGCTCCTGTTGTTGAGAACGCAAAGTTGTTAGCAAGAAGTGAGGTTGTACCTGCACCATTGATAACTGCCTTTAGCGCGCCCTTAACTGTTCCCTGATACTTGAGGTTAGCAAGACCAGTTGTGGTTCCAACATAAATGTTGTATCCAAGTGCGCCTGCTACCGCTGGGAATGTAATTTCAAGAACATCGCCAGTGTTTACAGTTTCGCTACCGATTGCAGAAGCAATAGACTCACCAAAACCGTTAGCAGAAATACCTGCGTCTGCGGTTACTGCTACATAGTAAGTTCCTGAAGCGAGAGCAGTTTGACCTGTTGCCGCTACTGGGGAAGCAGTTACTACGCTTGTTACCTGAGCAAGTGCGCCTGAGTAACCTGATGCGGTTCCTCTTGCGAATAGCATCATTCTTTCTTCCATCAACATTGTTGCATAAAGTGTTGATGTTGAAGATAGTTGGCGTAGGTCCTGATAACCAAGACCTGAGAAGTTCGCATCAAATGACACGCTGTCAGATAGTGAGTATGAGTTGTATGGCAATACTAAATCATCAGCGGCATAAGAAATCTGAGGTCCGCGCTCTAGTGAGAGTGAACCAAATGAATTTGTTGTGCTTTCTGTGACTCCAGGCCATAGATTTGCAACTCCGCCTGTACCTGTACCTGTGTAACCAAGAATTCTCTTGACACGGTGTGAAGTACCGACACCCTTCTTACGAGGGATTCTGTTGCGGAGAGGTGTTGGGCGAGGAGTAAGCATCTTTGCAGGTGCCTCCAAGTCAAACGCCGCAAATGATGTTGATAGAGGTGATGTTGTTGTGATTTCCTTCTGAATGTCTTGCATCGCAACTCTTTGTGCGGCAAGTGCGTTCTGAAGTCCAGCCATTGCATCAGGAGCGAGCGACTTGTTTGTAGCAAGTGCTTCCAATGCGGACACTGGGTCAGCCTTAGGTGCAAGTCCAGGAACGGTGCTTGAATTGCTAAGTGACTTGTCTAGTGTCGCAAGGTACTCCTCATGACGCTGAGCGGCTTCTACTGGCGATACATCGCCAAATAGGTCCGTTGCGCGTGGCATTTCAGCCATAATCGGATTTCCTTTCGTTGTTTGGTTTATTACTTGCTATCGGCGTTGGCTTTAGCAAGGAATTCCTTTGCTAATGTTGTATAGCCTTTTGCAAGTGTTGGGTCGGTTGTTGCTTGTGCTTTCGCGTTATATGCGGCGGCTTTTGACAGTAAATCATTACTGGTTTCGCTCACTGGTTTTGCAGTGCGCTTAGGTCCGCCTGCCATTGCGAGAGATTTCGCCTCAGCCAACTCAGTTGCCAAACGGTCTGCCTTTGACTCTGCCGCCTCTTTTGCGGACATAAGTTCTGCAATTTCCGATTTGATTGACTGTGTTGCGCTCTTGATTGCTTGCTCTACTATGGCTTCAACATCTACTGATTTATCCTCAGTAGAAACTTCTTCTTCTTTTACATCTTCTTCCGCAGGTGCTTCTGTATCGGCAGGAGCGGCTTCATCAGCCTTTTCTTCTGTTTCATCTGCTTCAGCGGATTTAGGTGTTTGGTCAGGTGAATACATTTCTGCGGTTGATACATTTGATGGCTTTGCAACATTTGCATAGTCATTAGTTGTAGTCAAACCGTGGTCACTGCCTGGTTGATTGCAACCACACTCTAAGCATTTAGAAATCTCTGCGGACTTCTCTGTTTCTTCAGGCTTATCAGCGTCAGCGGCAAAGTATTTATCGCACATGGTTTTTACCACATCATCTTTCATGCCTGCTTCTTTACAACGCTTCATAAAGTCAGCACGCTTTTCACCTTTTTTAGGTTTCATTTCTTTTTCTTCTGCGGCTTTATCTTCAATAATATCTTCTTGCATAACTTCTCCTTCTGCTTCCTCACCTGCGTACCACGCAAATAGGTGATGAACTGCGGCGATTAGGTGAGAGAGCGAGGATTCTTCATTAGAACCTTCGCCCATTTCTTCTGCTTCAATAGCGATAAGTTCTGCCAACGCTTGTCTTGCAGAGTCGTATGTTTGCTTATCAAACTTAACAAGGTCGCCACCAACATAAGCCTTAGATAATTCAATTACCTCATTGGCTAGTATGGTCATGGCTTCCCTTTCGGTTATGTCTGATAATTCTATGCTATCTACCGCCTTCTCTGTTTTCTTTTTGTAAGTTCCGCCGCGCTTCTTGTATTCGCGGACCACCCAAGCATTTGCTACCGCAGATGGGTAAACATCAAATTTTTGCTTAGCCTCACTCACAACGCGGCTGTATAATTCTTTGTCCGCAGGCTGAGATTTGCCTCCACCGCGTAACATATTTTCATAATCAGGCTTCTTTTCTTCCTTCTCAATCAGTTCTTCTACTTTAGACATTTCGCTTTCGCCCTCTGCGGATTTAGCAAGAACCAACTGGCAGTTAGGGTTAGCGGGTCTATCAACCAGGCTTACCTCAACAATTTTCCCATCAATAATGCGACCATTAGCCGCTTTTTGGTCACGCACAACGCGTGGGTTTTTAATTCCGATTGAAAAACCTTTAAGCACTCCTGTATCAACTTTTTTTACAGAAACAGGGTCCACAACTAGCGCATGTATGTAATGTCCGTCTGCACGCTTTTCGTATTCTTTGGCTACGCCTGCGGCTATGTTGCTGTGTTGCTCGCGGATATTTCCGCCTGTCTTAAACCATTCAGGCATTGCATTATCTAGCCATACAGGGTCACAAATTTGTTGGTCAATGTCTAATGTGTCATCGGTAGCCTTGCCATAAACCAATAAAGTGCCATCGGCATTTTTATCCGCTTTAATTATGTTAAAGAAAGCCGTTGTTAGATTAGTCATTGATGCTTTGTCCTTTTTCTTTTCTCGTTTAGCGATTGAGTTAGCCCATGATTTTCCTGCATCGCCGCCCCATAGGAGCCATGCGATATAACCCGCAGAATCAACACCCCAACCCTCGCCTTTCTTATCTACCTCGTGGCGGGCAAAATAAGAAACCATGCGATTGACCGTTGATAATGATATTGCTTTTCCGTTTGAGAGGTCACGCGCGCGAGCCACTCCGACAGCCGTACCGCCCCGCCCATGTTTTTCACGCAGTTTCAAACCACGCTTTGCGTTGTTCCTTACTGCTTGTGGGGGTACAAAACCATCAGCCATTTAATCCTCATCTTCTATAACAGAAAACTTTGGTGTAACTGTACCTAATTTTTCCATAGCCTTGCGGCGTTTATCCAATTCTATTTGAGCCGCAGGCACTCCAAATTCTGCCGCTTCCATAACTGCCTGTAATGTTTGTTCTGTCCAATCAATATCATCGGTGCAATCTTCTTTTCTCATTCTTTGCCTTTCTTTGCTTTTCTTGCGGATTGTGTAAGGTATCTATCTGCAATCAAATCAGAATTAAGCAACCATGATTTATAGGGTTGCGGCAACGACTCTATGCCTGAAACTTTGCGGATTTCCGTAATCAATTTATCTAACGATTTACGGTTGAGTCTTAGGTGTAGTTGCCCTAAGCGCCTGGATAGTTCTACTTCATTCATGGCATCTCCTTCACTATAAGTGCGGTACGGTTCAAAATTATGTAGTAATCAGAGCCAATCGGAGGCTCTCCCCATTTGATTACGGGGGTTGGAATACGAATTGCGTCATAACCTAAAGCCGCGGCAACCGCGCTCGCATCATCATAAAAATCTTGGGCAAATTCGTATTTATCGTTGCCAAATAATTGCCCTGAGAGCCTTGGTATATCTTCTATATTAACTACCTTTGCCTGTGGATTTAGAACCGCATCTATAACTTCTCCATAACGCAGTTTTTGTCCTTGCACATTTGTTTTAGCAAAAGACTCCGCCACATCACGAGTACTAGCAAAATAAGTGCCATCGCCAAACATACCCTTGCCTATAAATGGGTCATCTCCTTGGAGGTACTGTTGTATAAAGGCAGATGGTTCTGCTTTTTTATTACTTGATATGCCCCTGTAAACAGGAACAGCGCCTTCATCTACATACTTTTTATATTCAACTGCACTTACAACTTTTGGCTTTCCATTAAAGCCTTGTGATGCCAAGATATTTTTGAGAAAGATGTTTTGCCCATCTTTATTGAATGAAGAATAATCAATTTCCCCGTTTGGTTTAGTGCCATAAAACTCGTTGCTTTTTTGTGCCGTAAAGAAACTTACAGGTTGTTTAGCCGCTACATAATTACTTACAGGTACAACGGGTGTGCTTATCACGGGAGCGGCAGGGGCTTTCCATAGAAACTCCTTAGCCATAGCCTGTACAAGCGGATTGTCTGTTGTGCCTTTGGTTAAATAAAACTCAGCAAACATTTCAGCATAAAACTCTTTGGTGTTCTCGCCTGAGTATTGCGACATAAAGGCTTTGCCTGTAAATTCTTCTTTATATTCTTCAATTATCCGTTTTGTTGTTGCGTTTTGTATTGATTCTGTTCTAGTAAAAGAACCACCTTCATCAAGCGTATGACCCCACTCATGCGCAAGGGTGTATTGCCTTTGCGGAACCGTTGTAATCGCTGGCATTTTGTAACCACCCTCCAAGGCTATTGGTCTATCTGCCATAACCGTATCGGGCTTTAACCAAATTTTCGCATCGCCTAGAAGCGCACTACCGTAGGCATTACCTCTGTTAGAGGCCACAAAGATTGTCATTTCTTTGCGCGGGTTTAGTATTTGCAATTCTTCTATTTCTTTTAATAACTTTTCTTGTAAATTCTTTGGTACTTTTGTACCTGCGCTATAAAACATGACGCGTATAGGTCCATTGTTGTACACAATGCCCGATTTAACTAAAGCAATATCCGCCGCAGGAATAGAACGCCCTGCATCTACAAGCGAAGCAATTAACCCAGGCTCCGCATTTGGATTTAACTTTGTATATCTATCAATTACTTCTTGCCGTCTTTCTTCTGCGGTTGATAATGTCCATTGACCAGGCACAAACTCAGGTGACGCAACAGCCCTAACAGGTATCTCTCCCGCAGTTGGAGTTATACCCGTGATGCCAACTGGCGCAGGCGTGGGAGGTGCAACAACGGTTGCTCCAGGTAATTCATCAGCAAATCCAGGTATTACAGGAGCCAAAGCACATCGGCAGTTAGGGTGTGCGGGCGGTCTTTGGTCGCCTGATGCAAACTGTTGCCCTATGTTTACAACTTGGTTTGCGTTCTGCGCACAAATCTTGCAAGGGTCAAACACAAGCCACTCCATTTGTTGCACGCCTGCTTCTCTATATCTCACTGATGTTGCGTAAGAGATAGCGCGGTTTTGTTCTGTAATTGCGATTGTTAATGCGCGTGCGGGGCTTGCAACATGATTCATAATGTTCCTGGCAGAGCGTTTTGCATCTAAACCAAGCGCAATAGCCTCGCCAATGGAATTACCCAAATCATTTAATGTTGCATCAGAAAAACTTTTCCAAGTAAATCCCTGAGCCTGCCTTAACAAATTCATCAGTCCAGGTTTTTTTGCAACAAGAGAAGCGGCTTCATCGCCTGCTTTCCATTTAGACCAATCAACTACGCTTGTTGTATCGGCTTTCTTTGCTTCTTGCGCTTCAATCAATGCCTCACCTGCCGCTGTGTAACCAAGGGCAAGACCTTCAGCCCATAATTTATCTACAACGCTTTTTAGCGGCTCTAAGTTAGGGCGTATGTTGATGATTGCCCATGCTCTTGCTCTCACGCGCTGTTGCGGCAGACTCAGAGTTAAATCAGGCGTGGTTGCTAAATAACCTTGATAAGCACGCTCTGCATCTAATTGTTGTCGTAAAGCGGCTCTTACCAATAGTGCATTTTTTGCCGCTAAACGCGCATCTGCCTCTAATGCGCGTTCCCAAGTCATGTTAAATACGCTTTAGCGAGCGCTCTTGCGGTGTCTAAATCTCCCTCAAACGCGCAACGGTTAAGCGCTTCACCAACAATCGGGTCTAGGCTCTTAAATTCAAATAGTCGTGCGCGTTTTCCTTTAGAAGCCCATTTCATAAATGATTTTACTTCAGCCCTAGTTTCTGCATCAACTTCTTCTTCAGTTTGTGACGCTTCTTCAGGCGAGATTTCTTCAGGCTTCTCATCAACGGTATTAGGAGTAGTGGGTGTGGTCGGTGTGGCATCAGGACCCTCCAAAGTTGGCGCAGATATAACTTCTTTTGCGTTAATAATTCCTTCTGATGAAAATAAGAATATGTCTGAGCCCGCTACAAGCAAAGGCATATCTGCTTGTGGGGTATCTAATAAAGGCAAACCAAGTTCAGAGCGTCTTTCATTTATTGTTTTACCTGCGCCCTTTATTTCAATATCCGCCTTCCTTGCGCTTGATTCATTATCTAAGCGCTTGCTAGTCATGAGGCGGAACTCAAGTTCACGCGGCATGCCTAGATATGTGTAAGAAAGATTAGAAACCATCTTGCTAATCCATGCGGCAATAGGACCAACGCCTATCGCTTCTGAATTTTCGGAGCGTGCTTCTTCAAAGCCTTTACCGCCTAATCCACCCTTAGGTGCAAAACCAATTTCTGATGGCATAACGCCAAAGTGTCCGCAGATAGAAGTAATTAAATAATCATCTAAAGTATCTTTGAATTTCTCGCCATAGCCATCATTTACAACAGGAGTTAGACCCTTAGGAAGTAAGCGAGCGCGCTTGCGTTGCTCTGTCTGTCCTGCAAGGTCATCATTTAATATGTTTTCATAGGCTCTAAGTAGGTCAGGGTTATTTCCCCAGTCCTCATCAGTTGTAAACATCAACTCAGGAAGTACGCCGTCTGTGTATTCGGCTCTTAGCCACTGTTGCCTTCTTAAATAAATATCTGCCAACGGTAAAGAGCGCTCTACTGGACTAAATCCATAAACGCTAATGCTTCTACGGTTACGGACCATATAAGCAAGTTGGTCGCTAGTAAATTCTCCATCTGCCTTTGGGTCCTCATCTGTTGCAGAGAACTCAGAGCGTGGGAATCCGTAGAGAATTTGCTGATACGCCGCATTTGGTGGCATTGGTCGCATACCGCGGTCATCAATCAAAGGTTTAATTGTTGAACCATCAAGAATTTGGAAACCATAGAGTTCGCCGCCTACTGTTGGTTGCGGATATACAGCCCAACCATCAATTACAAGAATGTCCTCAAGAGCAATGTTTAACCAATCGCTCCAAATAAGACCATTTGCTTTGTCAGGTGTTTCCCAAAATGTACGGAGGCGGTTAATTTCTTCTGTGTACTTCTCGCGTGCGCGTGCCATTGCGCGAACATGGTCGCCGCCTGATTCTGCGGAAATCTTTTCAGAGGCATCGTTTCCTAAAACAATATCCCATTCAAGTCCGCTCATTTTGTTCTTAGTTACTTCTAAGCATCGGCGGAGAATGTCTATGCTGTCAGCCGCGGCTCGTAATGTCTTAAAAGGAACCAGGCGTGTTTCAGTTACATTGATGTTTTGCGCTACTTGATATTCATAGCGGCGTGGTTGTGGTCGCCCATTGTCTTGCAGGGGATTGATTGCCCCTGGAGTAATAGGTAATCCTGGACCAAAAGGAACTTGTGCGCTAAATGGTGCGCGTGGCAATGCTATTGAGTTGCCGTAAGTCTGACGCATCGTTAGCGCATCTGCTTGATTGCGCATTTCTGATTCGGACATGGTGACAGAACCCGCGGGCAATCGTGGCGCTTTTTCTATGTCGCCAGTCGCTATTGCTCTTGCGATACGGTCACGCAGACCCATGTGTATCTCCTTTTAGCCCCTTGTACTGCGGGCGGTTATTAGGCGTGGACTACAACTCTGTACTGGTTGCTTGTTGGAGCAACAGAGAATAGGAGAGTTATAGCACTTGTGCTTGTATGTTGCACATCGCAAACAACTTCAGCGTATGGGCTTGAGTTGTCATAAACAGAAACAATTACATCTCTTGTGTTAAGGCTGTGTGTGATTGTGTAGGAGGTTGCGCTTCCATCACCAACATCTGCCGCGTATTTGCGGACTGCAATAGCGGTATCAAGAGCAAAACCTGTGGCTCCTACCGTCAATCCGCCGCTTGTCACGACTACGCCTGTGAAATTATTGCCAGTTAAGAGAACGCCGTTGCTTGCAGTGTATGTTCCAGCACCGCTAAATTGGTCAAATACAATTGGGTCAGTTCCGATAGTTACAACATCGCTTGTGCATACCCAGCCTGTGTTTGCGAGCGTGGAGCCAGTATCAACAAATGTGAAGTCGCCGCCTGCAATTTCTGCCGCAGTGTCAAAGTCAGTTGCGCGAGTTAATACCCAATTTGTTGAAACGCTACCTACGGTAGTGAGTGTATAAATACCGTTTTCAAAAGTGTTTGTCTGTAATCTAACTAAAATACGAGAGTTAATTGTAGGGCTAACACCATCTACGCTAAATGCGGCTTGTGTTCCTGCATTTGTAAGTGTTGCTCCTACGCCTGATGTGCCGTTGTTGTAGGTAGCATTTAGATTTGCAGTTGTTCCTGCAATGGAAGAAGCATGAATGTGTAAGCCTTGGGCTACATCATCTACATATTGTTTGTTTGCCGCGTCTGTTGAATTTACAGGTGTAGCAAGGTTAGTAATCTTGTTGTTGTTTAGGTTTATATCAGCAAGAGGCACTGCTAATGCAGAAAGATTGATTGCAGAGTGCGCCGCATTGTCATGCGTTGGCGTTCCATGGGTGTGGTCTGCGCGTGCAATGCTTGTGCTTGTTCCGTTTGCGCTTGCGGCGCCAAAACTTGTTTCAGAAACAACATTGCCAAACGAAGGCATACCGTGTGCATGGTCCTCACGAGCAGGAGCAGTGCCAGTTCCAACCGCGCCGCTTCCACCAACAGATAATCCTTGTGGCGTTGTGTTCGTTAATGATGGTGTGCCGTGTGTGTGGTCGGAACGAGAATAAGTATTTGCAGAACCGTTGCCGCTTGTTGCGCCATAGGTTGTTTGTGCTGTTACGGAACCAAAATCAGAAACTTGCGCCCATGTTGTTCCATTGTCAAAGTACATAATTTGCTGGTCAGTTGCAAAGAACAATCTTCCAGCGACACCTGCGGCAGGGCGTGCGGCAAATGTACCTGAGATAACTTCTGATTCATTTAATACAGATACCCAAGCGGCACCATCGTAGTAATAAAGTTCGCCATCGCCTGTGTTGAAATACATTTGACCTGCGCTGGGTGTTGCAGGTGCAGTACCAAGATTCTGAATAACTGCGTTTTGTAGTTCGTTTTTGTTTAAGTCAATGCTGACTAAAAATTTTCTTGCCATTGTCCTCTACTCCTAAATGATGTACGCGGTTCCAGTGAAGGCTGAACTGAAAGTTATGACCATTTGGTTAGCACTAGGATAACTGAAAGTTCCCTCACATTGCGTTCCTGCCGAATCAAGAACTACAGCCGTTGGTTGCCCACCTAAATTATGGTTAATGGTCCATACCGCTGACGCTTGTGCCTGGGTATGAACATAAAAGATTTGAGCCGCCGCTGATGCGCCTTGTGGTCCAGGTGCCGTGATTTCTACAATCGGCACTATTGGTTTGATAATTATTGCTTCATCGCTCATCGTGTCACCTCAGGAGTTACAACAATCTGACCTTGCGCCAGGCGGGTCACAATACCTGCTTGCGAGGTAATTTCTATGTCGTAATAGTAAGTTCCTTCATCAATGTTGCCTGTTTGCGCCGCTGTAGCGTGTACATCAAATTGTCCTGATGCTCCAGTAACAGCAATTTGTCCTGCCGCTGAAGTCAATGTTAAAACTGCATCTGCATCTGAAGGCAATGAACGCAACTGCATGCGTGCGGTATATCCAACAACATTTACTGGGGCTGTTGCAATACCGCCTGAGATATAAATACCTGTTGCGCCATTTGTTACTGTGAAGTTTGACGCTGATGCTGATGCAACCGTGACATTTTGTAGATTGTATTGCGGTGGTAAAACACCATCAATAGAAACTGTTTGTGCCGCCGCAAATCCATTGACTGCGGTGAAATTTACTGTTGTGCCATTTGCCGTTATGCCTGTGATTTCGGCAGGTTGTTTATAGATAAAAGTTATGTACCAATCTGCGCCTTGGTCCATCGTTGTATTGTAAGTAACAGCCATTATGCTCCCACCGCCTGTGTTGGTGCAATGATAGCGCTTCCGCATTTGGGGCAAAGGCTCATTGATTTAGGGAACGGTAGAGCGCACTTAGCGCAGAAATTAGCAATGCTATTGAAGTAATGACTGACGCTAGATTTTCCAAGCAAGTCGCTAAATGCTTGAACCATTGCATCAAGTCTGTCAGGTGAGTCCGCATCTTGAGGTGTCCATATCGTCATTTGGTCCTCTAATTGTGGAAAGGTACCGACATGATGCACACGACCTTGTTCATACATCGCCGCTACTGGTTCTGCCCGTAACTTTTTACCAACATGGGCTCTAATCTCTCTTATCGGTAATGAATTGCGTACTTGTTTTAGAACTGCGCTCACCATATCTCCGCCCTGATTAACTTCAACCAGTAATGAATCCGCTTTGTATTGGTCAAATAGTTCTACTGCTCGTTTAGCCCATTCCAGCGGTGAGCCTTTTATTGTTCCGTCATAAAGCACATAACCGTGTCCGCCTGTATCGCAACCAGCAACAATAATTCCTGTTTCATCGCTTGTTTGTGTGTTAGTTACAGCAGGGTCAATGCTTACAACTATTCGGCTCATAGGTGGTTGTGTAGATACGCGGTTTCTATCAATCAAGTTTCTTGTCCATAATGCACCCTCCTGGTCCTCCAGGATTTCGCCATAGAGTTCCTGCCTACCCAAACGAGTGCCGTTATATCGGGCTTGTAGTTCCAATAGAGCGCTTGGGGCTAGGTTCTTAGCATTATCAAAGGTTGAGCCTCTTGTGATGGCTACGGTGCCATCTTCGCGCCCTGAGAGGGTTCTAATCAAAGGTGTAGGGCGTGGAGTTGTGGTTACAACGATTCTTGGTTTTTTTCCTAAGCGCAATCCAAACTGTAATTGATGCCAGGCATCTTCATAACGATAAGCGGCTAACTCATCACACCAAGCGCCATGGTGCTGGGGTCCACGGAATCTGTCGGGTTGGTCTGCGGAGAATAATTTTATTTTGCTTCCATTAATAAGTTCTATCTCGCCATTACTGCGGTTGTAATGTGAAAGTGCGTGATAACGATTTAAGATATTAATAATTCCTGATTCACCTTCAGCGCAGGTATCTCTCGCATCTGAGAATGTAGGAGCAACGATTGCCCATCTTGTTTCAGGGTTTTCTATCGCTTCCCATGCCAACCATTCGGCGGCTGTTCTTGTTTTACCTGCACCACGACCTGCAAGATAGAGCCAAATGTTCCACTCACTGTTTGGCGGTAACTGCTCTTTTCTTGCGAGTCTTTGCCAAATTATTCGGCTTGCTCGTATCTTGGAGTTCAGGGAGGGTTGTAATGTCGGCGGTAATTCCTTCAATGTAGTCAATAATTCGGGCGATTTGGATAACTTCTGCATCAAGGCTTCCATGTCCGTCATAGTTCACCACCTCCGCTTGCACCTTCTTAGGCGCATCTAGTCCTAGAAAATCTGCTCTCTTTTGCATAATGCGTAACACCATGTCTGCACTGCGCACATTACCTTGTAACGCTGATTGCCAGTAAACAGATGTCATCTCATCTAGGCGGTCTAAATCAGCCTGTAGATAATCCTCTGCGTTTAATACTTCTACGCGCTTGAGGGCTCTGCGATATGCCTTCTGCGCTCCTGCAATGGTTTCGTATCCAAGTTCTTGCGCAATGCTGGCAAATGTCATTCCATGCTGATGGCGTAGTTCAAGCGCACGGTTCTCACGCTTTAGTTGTGCTAAGCCATCTTTTTCCAACATGTTGTACAAATTATCTCATAAATTATATTTGCACAAATTAAGACTAAATTTAGTGTTAAATGAATTACGCTTTAGAGGCGTAGCAGTTGCAGTTACTCCCTGGGGCAATGATTGTCATACAACGAGAGTAATGCTCAACAGTAATTTTAGGTTCTTCTTTTTTTGGCGCGGCTTTCTTCTTTGGTAATTCTTCATTGACCTTAGTAACGACTTCCGTGACTATTTGCTTAGCGCTCTTGCGTGGCATCTTTAGGCTCCTTGTAATGATAGGTCATGTAATGTACCTGAAATTCTTTTGAAGGGTCTGTTTTGTCCGATACGCTAAATGTTGGCTGTCCTGTACAAAGAAAGCATCTAAATGTACGCATCAGTCAAAGATTTTCTCTCCTAGTGCCAACGATATGCGGGCATCTAATAAATCATCAATGCTCTTTTGTAATAATTCTTTTTTGCGCCATTCCATGCGATTGCCATACTCATCAACTTTGAGCATGTCGTTGATGTGTTTAATTGCTTCATCAATATCAGCAATCGTTACATCATCGGTTATCGCTAGTGACATGAGCAGATATTAGAGTTTTTTCTTTTTGTCCGCCTCAAGTTCTTCTATAAGCAAATCAATTAGATTCTCTAGTTTGAAAGCCAATGATTCCTTGCCCTTTGCCCGCAACTTTTCAGCCATCAGGTTCAGGGCAAGTCCTACTTCAGGGTCATCTTGAATCATTCGGTATGTCTTTTAGAAAGTCTAGTAACTGGTCCACCCGCACAACATCAAAGCCATCTATGTGATGGTGGTAGTCATTTGCAAACGCCTGTATTTCGCCAATTATTTTTTGGCGCGACTGTAATTCAAGCGAGCGCAACATTACTTGCATTGTTTCTAAATCAGCCATTACGAGCATCACGCTTTGCTTTGTAATTCATTACATCTTCGCGCTTGTAATAAACATTACGACCAGCCTTCTGCACCCACACCAACGACTTGCGGTGTTGTATCTGTCGTAAGTTATTCATCTTGATGCCCAAGATTTCTGCCGCTTCTGCGGCGCTTACTAAGTTTTCTTCTACCATGGTTCAGACCCTCCTATATTTGTTTGTGTTTTGTTTTTTGTAACTTTGGGAACCACACCAATTTCTGATGCACTGATTTCCATTTGCGATTTTTCAACACCGTTTTTGTCTGTGTAAGTATTTAATTTAAGCGAGCCTATGACAATGACTTCATCGCCTTTTTTTAATGTTTGCGCTATTGCCTCTGCGCTCGCACCAAATTTAATTACGCGATACCAATTCGTTTCGCCATCTACCCATTCTCCGTTTTTCTTAGAACGCGGTGTATGTGCTAACGAGAATGACGCTAACGATAAATTATCTGCTCCAACTGTTTTTAATTCGGGGTCGTTACCCAACCGCCCTCTAACTCTTATTTCCATTAGTCACCTTCCATGAGAACACCTGTTGTGCCATCATCTAGTAGTAATACTATTGACCCGTCAGGTCTTACAAATGGATATTCGTGCGGCTCTCTCCAACTTGGAACGGTCCACCCTTTATCCTCTGCATAAGACGGATTCAAGTGAATACTATCAGTGCGTAAGTTATGACAGCCGTGATGTATGCGAATTAAATTACTTGGCGTGTCTTTACCGCCTCTGCTTCTTAATTTACGGTGATGCAATGCCATAGAAGGTAGAGCGGGCTGACCGCAAACTTCGCAGTAATCGCCCGCTCTTTCTTCAACAATTTTTACTACTTTTTTATCCAATTATTCCTCATCATCTTCAACCCATTCCTCAGGGTCTATATCGGGCGTTACAGGCTCCCAATGATTAGGAAAAATAATAGACATTAGTACCAACCACCTCTCCCGTTTTTATCCGCTCTTGAAAGCCAAGATTGTAATGCTCCGCATGGGGTTTTGTAACGAGATTCTATGTAGGTCAATCCCCATTGAATCTGCCCATGTGGGTTCTTCAAAAACTCATCAATCTGCTTCTTTGTGTTGTGCTTCATGTGCCTTTGAGGAATTCCGTAATCATGCGTGGGTGACTTTGCCTTGTAGTTCCAGGCTGATTCCTTGCCCCAAAGATGGGCCAAACACTGCCATTGCTTTTTTGCACTGGGGAAGCGCTTACTGACCAAGTGTTTTGCGTAATCTTTCGGTTCCATAGAGGCAACGATAAATTGACGCTTTTCTTTTTCGGTCATGACGGGTGCGTGCGCGTGAGATGGCGCAATTGCAAATCCAACCGCAATAGCGGCTACTAAAAGGATTTGCTTGTTAGGGGTAACTTTTAGCCCCTGACTCCTAACGCCTCACATACTTTGCAAAGAGCATCAACCACTTTCCATGCTCCGCACTTACAACGAGATATTTTGTGGTCCATAACTTACCCCTTTCAGGTTATTTTTTGGACATCGTTAGTGTATCGCCAACCCCGCAGGGTTAAGGAAAATTTTACTGTGAAATTTGCCATTTGGTTCTACCAAATTCACAACCCGTTCATGCACGCAGGTTCCATGGTCCATAAATTTGTTATAGGCGTTTACTGCTTCTAGCGCATTATTGTAATGTTTTGCCCATTCCTGGACCCCATCGGTTATGACCATAAGTACATAAGTTGTTCCCATTATTTGCCTCCATGTTATTTGTGTTGTTTTTATTTCTAATGTTTGTTCCATTGTTTTTGCCAACCTTTTATTTTAGGGGTATAAGAAATCTACGCAGAACTGTGACATCTCGCCTATTGGCACTTTGCACTCATTAGGAGTTGTAATATTCATCAACCAGGAAACAATCAACAAGATTGCTAGGGCTACAACAAATCGCCCTCTGCGTGTCAGCCTCCAAGTTTTAGTTGCCTTTGCCATTTGCCGCCTTCTTTCGGTAGTAGTCGTTACTCCAACACCAATCACATTCGGCTATGAATGTATCTTGGTCTTTGTTTAGATGAATAGTAAGTCTGTTGGCGTATCCGCCAAAGGAGCCACACCATATACAGCGTGGTCTATCGTCATAATCGCCTGCTTGGTTCATTGGCGGCTCTTGTAGATTGAAAGGGTCACTGGGTTAAATCCTGCAATCTTGAGAGCATCTTCAACAGCCCACTGCGCTTGTTCGCGTTGCATGCCATTGACCATTGATTTTGCCTTGCCTTCAGGGATTGAAAACTTGTCGTAATCAATCTCTAACTCAATCTTGAACTTCATAGTTTGACCTCTACAGGTATCGTGCAGTCACAAGGAACTACATCGCAACCATCATCATCGTTGTATGAAACATAACCCTTGCCGTAACACATCATGCACTTGAGTATTGGTGTTGTCATTATTTTGCCTCCATTGATATTGAGTTGCATTGTCTGCATTGCCCGTATTGTTTATTTGTTTTTGTATCTATTTTTCTATCTTGATGCGCGGAACACCCTTTTGGACAAATCCATTTAATTGCTGGTCGCGTCATGATTTTGCCTCCACTTCTACTATTTCAATTACTTGTAAGTGACTTCTTTTTGCAAATGCTTTTGCGCTTTCTTCTGCCAACGCTTTTGATATGTGCCAAGTTGCACCAAGGCCAGGATTCGTGGCTGACATATTTTTAAAAATAACAGCATGGGTGTAATTGCGGTTACTGCGTCTTGTAAAATCGTAACCAATAGTTTTAAACATTATGCACACACCCCATCTGCCTGTATGCGGCTGAGCAGTGCTGGGTCATCAACCAAAATAATTGTGTGCTTACCATCTAATGTGTATTTGATGCCTTGCTCTGTAAGATACAAACGCATCTTGAGCATTGCTACTTCTGCGCGGTCTAAATTACCAAAGTATTTAAGGCCAACAACTTTGTAACCAAAACCGTATTTTCCATCTTCATTGCGTGTCCAAATTTTTGCTGTTTGAAAACCACAATTACTGTACAAGTGCATCGCGTCTTGTGTGTAAAACCTAAGACCTGCTTTTGTAACAAGTGCCTTTGCTGTTGGTGTTGATAGTGTATTCATAATTAGCAACCTGCCTTTGGTGTGAGTGTTGCAATGAGGTTTATTAAGTTTCCGTATGCTATTTCTGAAATTACATGGTCATTTGCTTCAATGTAATCTTTAACTAACTCTGCAAGAAATGCACCTTGGTTTGGTGTAACTGATATTGAAACTTCTGCTAGTAACTCTGCGTATGTTTTGTTTGTCATTTGTCTTGCCTCCATGTTGTAGGGGGTCTGTTTGACCCGTTGGTATAAGTATTACGGATTTTTGGGAAAGTTTCAAGGACCTTTTATGCCAATTAACGGGATTTCCACCAATCGTGGACTGAGCCGCCTTTTTTGGTGTATGCCACTGCAACCTCAATTAACTTCATTGCCTGTGCTGAGGCAGGCTTGCCAACTATGCCGCCAGTCAGGTGATAAGCCTCGTAAGAAGTAATTAATTCAGGTATTTCGTATTTGCGCCATTCTTGTAAAACCTTAAACGCTTCTTGGCCTTTTTTGTTGCCAGTTTTAGTTCTAGCCATGTTATGCACCTACCTTTGATGCTACAAATGCATCGTAAAATTTCCAAAACTTGTTTTGTTTTGCTTCTGTTTGTTTGTTGAGCAACTCAAGAATTCCCCAACGGCGCTCGCTGTTATTGTTTATTGCATCAAGTAATGCGTCTGCCATTTCAGGAAACTCTGAAATCTTTACATTGTTTGTGATTCTAGGAAAGTTGTTTGCCATCTGCCTTGCCTTTCTGTTGGGGTCCTTATGGACCGAGTAACAGAAGTATTACGGATTTGTGGCAAAAAAACAAATATCTTTTGTAGAAATCTTTTCCGCGTGTCGTTTAGAACATTTGTTCTAACTGGTAGGCGCCTACGCTTATATCTGCCCCTATTCGGGCTCCATAGGCTTTCTCAGCCACGATTGATACCACTTGCCCATCATCTACATAGGCGATGGCTGTTAGGCCGTCTAGGACCGCCCTAATCAGTTTATCCAGGTCAGGAGCAACAGAGGGCATAGGGCGTTTTACGGTTCTTGGTTTTTGTAAATAAAATTTTATTGAAATTTGTATTGGGTCGGTTAAAGGGCGAGCGCCGTGTTGTCTTGCAATTAAACCAATCGCGCTACGCCATGCGGCAAGTTCAGAACCTTTACTATGAATAACTCTATTGTTAATAACTTTCATGCTCCCTTGTGGAACAGGTAAGCCATCAACAAAAAAATTTATCACATAATAATTGTAACTAAATCTTGCACAATTACAAACTTGTCTGCACCTGACTCATCTCTTACATGCAAATCGTAAGTTCCAGTGTGGTCAGGACCATCAATGCTTTGCACCAAAAAAATTTTATTATTCTGTAAAATTTTGTCGCCGCATTGCAAATTACTTGCTTTAGTTACTAATAGCGTTGCCATGTCCTCCCCTTTCAGGAGTAATGATTACGAAATAGTGTAACACTTTTTAATTACGGTGGAAACCTTAACTAGGTAACCTTTTGTAGGCGGCTGACGCTTCATCTGAATTGGTCTGTTTTCTTCCAAGATTGCTTGTTGTAATTTATCCAGGGCAACAAACAAAATTAAAGTATCTAATTGAAACGCCCAAAAGTCCGCCTTGCTGATAGATACCCCGCTTGGTATCCATTTATCGTAATATGTGGAGAACTGTTCTGTTTCTATGTATAGATTGCCTGTTTCGCGCCAACGCAAGTCGCGTTTTACCTCAATCTTGTTCTTGCCATTGAATAAGCGGCGCACAAGTTCTTCTGAGTATTGACCCTCTGCTAGGTCAATATCCCAATCGCTAAATTTGCCCACGGAGTAGCACCTTTATGTTCTCAGGCATAGGAACAGCCTTTTGCTTTTGTTCTTCTAGTTCTCTTTGCCACCGTAATGTTTCCTCTATATCGCGGCGGCGTCTTTCCTCAATCATTCTCTTATGTTCTGCTTCTTTTTCATCAGCCGTCTTGATGCGCTCAGGTAATGGCTCATCATTCCAACGACCAGCATTGAGCCATGTTGTTGGGTGAGCAGTAAAGGCATCTACGCGATTAGGGTCATCTGCATATCTCAAAGCCCCTGCAATAATTACATTTTCCTCTGTTGTTTTTGTTGCTTTTGCGTAGGCTCTTTCTGCGGCTTGCTTGCCAACCTTTCTTGGGTAAATCTTCCAAAATTCCTCAAAGAGGTTTGTATCTAAGTTCTTCTTAGATAGTACTTCTAAAGGAGTGCGGTTTTCCGACTGCGGGTAACCAGAATTCGGTTTTTGGACTTCGGTTGCCTCATAATTTGGGGTGTCATAAACAATGCTCACGGTTTCAAACTGCCCACTGTCTTTGCGCAATTTTTGTGTCCGCATGTATCCCACCTCCCGCAGTTCCTTTAGTGCGGTCAGGATTGCGTGGCGACCTTCTAAACCTGACCGCGCCAAAGAATCCGCCGATATACGCCAGTTATCAGGGCGGCTCAAGATGTCTAGCAATACACCTCTTGCGCGATAACTTAGGCGCGTATCTCTAATGACGGAATTTGAGATAACACTAAAATTACTTTCTACTCTAGGTGAGCGAATGATGCTCATTGATTCTCCTTCGTATCTCCAACACATTCCATAATGTCGCTATAACTTATCCCAACTTCTTCAAAAGCAAAAAGCGCTCGCACCTGTTGATTTGGATACTTTTTTGGATTACGGAATGAATAACGCTCAACGCTTGTCATGCCGCCCCATACGCCATAGTCCTCATGCTCCATGGCGTAGGTCAAACAAGTTTTCCAAATTGGGCAGGCTAAACAAATTGTCCGCAAAGCATTGATGTATTCGTAAGCAACAATGCTTCTTTCTTCTTCCACATTGTAAAAAATATCCGTGTAAACAGAATCTCTACAAGCGGCATTTTCCCAATTTATTTCATTGTACTTGGGCAACCTACTTCTCCTGACGGGTCAAAGTATGGACAATAATCTTTGCAAAAAGTTACAAAGAGTTGGGGTGCGGGCGGTTGTTCATCTGTTGCCGCCCACTGTTTAAGATTGCGTAGCCATTCAAGCGCTTCTAAAGCCACATGAGGCTTGTATTCATCTTGCCATATTTTTATGTCTGTCATTTTGCCATCGCGGGGAATACCCACAAGAGCAACATCTTTGACTTCATAACCTTGTTGTTCTAACAACCAACCGTAAACCTGTATCTGCCATTGTTCCTGGTCTTTACCCAGGTAGCGCATACTGCTCTTGGTTTTGGTTTTGAAATCAACAACTAATCCAAGGTCCTTAATAAATAAATCACAATGACCTCTAATCTCAGGGTGATTTAGTTCAATCTCAATCATGAAATTGTCACCAAATGGGTCCAGGCGTTGCATAGCCTTTTCCATTCCTGAATGTATAAAGGTTCCAAGGATTGCGCCTAAGGTTTCTGTTTGATTCACCTTAGGAGTTTGCTTTAGGTCATGCCATACACGCCTAGAACAACCACCAAGAGAAGAAGGACCTACTTCAACTTGTGTTGAGCGTGAGCGGCTTGCGTCATAACCTCGCAAAGATTTAACAACCATATCTTGCAAATCAATCATGAGTTGTCCTGATTTACAAGCGTTGCTATCCATGCCCATAATTCTTCTAAATACAGAGTAAACATAGTTAGCCAATTCCAAATTTCGGTAGATGGCTCATTTTCTGTTTCTGTATTTTCTTCAAGGATTGCAGTTGTTGTAATTGTTTCCGTTGCTACAGAACCACTAGAAACCACGGTTGCTGTTTCAGTTGTTACCGTGCTTGTTTCTCCCGTAGGAGGAACAGTTGTAATAGGTGAAGTAGTTGGGGTCGGAGTAGGCGTAACAGTAGGAGCAGGGCTTGGTGTTGGAGCAGGCGTTACTACTACGGTTGGATTCCAACGCTCTTTTGTTTCTATTGCAGTAATCGTTACAGAGTTTTCATTAATTACTACTGTTGTAGGTTCCTTTAATTCAGTGCGTGTTGTTTTTGTCCACTCATTG